TGCCGAAAGACAGTCTAAATTAAATTCTTTCTTTGGATGTCCAGATGGAATAAAATTATAAACTATGTATTACATTTATCATATACCAAACGTAAAAGTAGGATGTTCTATTAATCCAAATCGTAGAGTTAAAGCTCAGGGATATAATGATTTTCAAATATTAGCTGAAGCAGCAGATAAATTAACAGCAGGAAATTTAGAAGTTCAGTTTCAAAAACAATATGGATATAAAGTTGATTGTGTTAAATATTACCAAGCCAACTATAAATCTATGGGGCATAAAGGTGGTACTAGATGTGTAGAATTAGGACACACAAAGAAGTTGCAAGAGATTGGTTCAAAGATAGCAGCAGCATTACCAAGAACTGAAGCACAAATGGAGCAGGCTAGAAAAATACAAAAGATTGGTGCTAAAATAGCTTGGAGTAAACCAAGAAGTGAGGCACAAATGAAACAAATTAGAAACGCACAAAAGATAGGTTGTGTAATTGGTGGTAAAATTGCAGGAGCTATTATGAAAGAAAAGTTAAGAGTTCCTATTGCAGTATATAAAAAATCTGATAATACATACGTTGGAGAATACCCATCAGTAGCCGATTGTGCAAGAGAACTTAATTTAACAACTACTGATATATTCAATTGCTTAAATCCGAATAAAGTTCAGTATTCAACTAAAGGATATAAATTTGTAAAACTAAAAAAATAAAATGGAAACAACAACAACATTAGCAGGAACGGAAGTAAACAAAGATGCACTTTACTTAGTAGATTGGTCAAAATTAGATGGTGTAGAATCGCTAGTTTTAATATTCGCATGTATGGGATTATCATTTAGTGGACATCACCCACAATTTGAAACCATTAAACATCTATTAGATTTAAATAATCCTGTTATACCAAACAACCCAATTCCACAACAGCCGAAAGAAATGAAAATGAATTTACCTAAATTAAAAGTAATAAAAGATGGAGAATAAATATCATCCAATTACCCAACAGGAATACATTGATTTAAGAACATTTATATCAACATTAGGAGCATATCTTCCAAATGATAAAGCTCATTATGTTTGGAGTATGTTCAATAGATTAAGAAACCAAAATGAACCACAGCCTTGTATGTGTGGTAGCGCCGGCGGGCATTGGAAAAGAGCTATTGATTTTTTAACGGATTGGGTAAACGAAAGAAAATAAAATGATAGATAGCGGCAGTGTAGATTATATAGAATGTGAAAGAAGGTTAATAAATTTGTATAACGAATCACATAATATATTGATTTCAAATGCTAAAAGAATAACAAAGAACATCGAAGAGGCTGAAGATTTAGTGCAAGAACTTTACATTTATTTACATGAAAAGTGTAACACTAAATTGTTTTGGGGAGATAATACTTATAATCTTTTTTACTGCCATAAATTTCTTCATTCTCGTTTCATTAATAAAACTAAAAAGTTAAATCGGATTATATTAGTAGAAGATGTGTGGAGTGGAGAGTTAGATATTGAATATGATATAGAATCAGATTTAGAAATTCAAAGAGCACATGATTCAGTTATTTCTGAATTAAAGAATTTGGAAAAGACAAAGATGTGGGCAAGCTCAAAAATATTTGAATTATATTGGATGTCAGATAAAACATTAGATGAAGTAGCAAACGATATTGGGATAAGCAAGAGTACAACATTTTTAGCAGTTAGAAGAATTAAAAAATATCTAAAAGAAGTTATAGATAATCCATATGACAAAAATTAAAATTTTAAAGTGTATCCATTGCGGAGAGCTAAAAGAAATACCACAAAAGTTGAATCATAAAACTAGCGTATGTTGTGATTGTAGAAAAGATAGAGCAAGAGAATATCAAAGAGTAGCAGCAATAAAGAAAGGTAAACGAATAGGAACAACAGGTAGAGTACCATATCCGTTAAGAGATGGATATAAAACAACAGGTAATCTATTTAAAGTAATGGCTACTAAAACATTTAAATGTAAAACAAAAGAAGAGTGGAGAGAATTGATGAGAGAAAGATTAGATGAGTTATTCAAAAATGAAGAACTATGTAGATGGATATTCTCTCACAAAGGAGATGATGATGAAAAACCTAATAAGAATAGAATAACGATTAAGAAAGACTTTCCTGATACGAGAGGTATTACGTGGGAAGAATATGAGAAGGGGCTGGGGAATGATGAAGTCGATAGTTAGAAAATTTGATAGTAATGATTAGAGAAGAAACATATCATAGAATAGCAAACCAATTTGGAGTAGGAGTAGGTGTAGCAGAATGGGGAGAACCCCTATATGGATATCATACTAATGTAAGTAAGATACCTGATGATATAAAGGTTATAATTCTGACAAACCATATGATAAACGAAGGAATATATCAGAAAGGGATAAAGGAAGTAATAAGACTAGAGACAAAATATAAGAACAAAAGAATAAAGCAATCTACAATATATGAAAAAGCTATTACAAACATTATTGAAGGGAAGTGATACAATGTTAATCCTTATAGCGTATATAGGAATACTATTCGTTTTAGCATTTGGATTTGATATACTACTTACCATATGGAGAGCACTGATTAACTAAAATATATATGTATATACAAATATACCATCAACTACAAACCATAATCGCTGTGTTATATATCTATATATACATTTAAATAATAGGATTTAATATGGCATTCCAAAAAGGTCACAAATTGGCAACTGGTCGCCCAAAGGGAGCAATTAATCGTTCTACGGAGATGATGAAGCTGACAATTGCAAGAGCAGTAGATAATACACTTAACACGCTATCAGCAGACTTAGAGAAGATTCGTAAAGAAGATCCCGAACGTGCAATAGAATTAGCACTGAAGTTAATGGAATTTACTTTACCTAAATTGAGTAGAACGGAAATGAGAGCAGAGATAGACCAAAGGATTCATTCTATATCAGTAAACATAACAAAGAGTGGAAGTACAAATTAACACGACTGTTACATTCGAAAACTTATTAGAAAGTAAAGCTCGTGTCACTCAACACATTGGAGGAACACGTAGTGGTAAGACATACGCTATTCTTCAATTCCTGATTGTAGAAGCGCTTAAAAATCCGCAGACCATAACTGTAGTAAGGAAAACAATTCCATCGCTTAAAAGGACTCTAATAAAGGATTTCAGCGATATACTAAAAGGATTAAACATATGGAGAGAAGATGATTTTAATATATCTGATAGGATTTATAGAATTAATGAATCGACTATCCAATTTATTAATTCGGATGACCCGGAGAAGCTTAGAGGTCTTAAATCGGATATTCTCTTTATTGATGAAGCATCGGAAATAGATGAGGAAAGTTATTTTCAGTTAAGCATTCGTACAACAGGCAGAATCATCCTTGCATTTAACCCTACTATATCTCCATACCATTGGTTAAGAAGGATGGAAGATTGCGATAGATACATTACAACCTATCGTGATAATCCATATCTACCAAAAGAAATGGTTGATGCAATTGAAGAATTACAAACAAAGAACCCTAAATATTGGACTATATATGGTAAAGGTGAATACGCTCCAAATGATAAAGCGATATTTGATTTTGAGTTATGTGGGGAGCACGATGGTGATTTCGTTGCTTTTGGGATTGACTTTGGGTTTAGTTCTGACCCTACTGCTTTGGTTGCAGTATATCGCTCAAACGATAGGTTATATATTGAAGAACTACTCTATGAGAGAGGATTGGTTACTAAGGATATAGGGGATAAGTTAAGAGCATTGGATATTACAAAGAGTCAGGAGATATGGGCTGATTCAGCAGAACCACGATTGATTGAAGAATTATACCGAATGGGTTTTAACATAAAGCCTGTAACTAAAGGAAAAGATTCTATTAAGTTTGGTATTAATACAATGAAGAACTATAAGATATTCATTCACAATAAATCGCAGAATCTTATAAACGAAATGTACTCCTATCAATACAGTACAGACAAATATGGTTATGTAACTGATAACCCTGAAGGAGGACTCGACCACTTAATAGATGCTGCAAGATATGTAGCAATGATGAAGTTAACACAAAAAGCACAAAACAAAGGAACATATGCAATATCAATCGGAAATTACAAATACTAAAGTGTGGAATGAGGATGAAATAAAAGAACTCATACTCTATGCTAAATGGTTACAGGAAGAAAACGAAGACCTTCGTGCGAAGATTATAGCAATGGATGCTTATGTAAAGAATGGAGATGCAAAAATAAGAAGTTTACAAATGATAATAAAACAATACACAATATGAAAAAAGAAATACAATTAAAAGTACCTACATCATATAATGATATCTCTTTAAAGAAATGGTTAGAATTGCAAAAGGAGATAACTAACTATGATGGCGATGATGAAGCAATTGGTGCACTAATGCTATATCACTTATGTGGATTAGACCCTAAGTATTTAAAAGGACTTGAAGTTGAAGATTATAATAAAATAAGAAATGAATTGGCATCATTCTTACAAAATGTGGAATTACAACTACAAAGATTTATTTGGATAGATGGAGTAGAATATGGATTCGAACCTAACTTATCTAAGATGAGCTATGGTGCTTATGCTGATATATCTAAGTTTCAGCAAATACAAATAGATGAGAATTGGGCAAAGATAATGAATATACTATATAGACCTGTAACACAAAAGAAGGGTGAAATGTATTCTATTGAAACGTACAAAGGTGATACAAATTACGAAAAGTTTTTAGATGTACCTATGGATGTACATTTTGGAGCACTTTTTTTTTTATCAAATTTACAACTCAGCTTAATGACTTCTATCCTGAACTCTTCGATGGAGGCGGAAGCCCTTCGCAGCATCAAGCCAATTTTGCAAAGAAATGGGGCTCGTATTCGGCAATTGTTGAATTGGCAGAAGGAGATATACTCAAATTCAATGAAGTTGTAGAAGAACCTTTAGAAAAGTGTTTATTATATCTT